TTTACAAATTCTAGGTTAACGTTTTTAGATATCAGGTATCCAGATATTCTTGCAGCTCCATCATTCCTGGATCCTTCAAGCACGCCATCTAATGAGAAGGGTGCAGTTTGCACTCCAGTATCTGTCTTAGGAACACCAGTTATCTTTTGAAACTCAACTTCTGTAAAATCTGGTAGGTCATTATGGTCATATATCTTCCAATCAGGAAAGGTCACTGGTTTGTAGACTTGACCGTTTGCATGTCTATTCCATGGAGCAATAATCAAACCACCCATGCCTCTTATATCTATTAATCTTTCTATTGGTGTGTCATTAGTTCTTCTGGTGGCAAAGGTTGTATAGTTTTGTGGATTGTTATAATAGTAGTGCATTCCTTTGCCTGTTATAACTTTAAATGGACATGCTGGTAAATTCTTCTCTACCCAGTCCATAGCCTCTGGCGAGTCAGCATCAACAACAACAAACTTACCACAAACTAAAGCAACCTGGAGGTTGTCTCTGTCCTTAAACCATGATTCTACAAGGCTTCTTGGGGGTCTTACTTCCTTATATTGCTCCCAACTACCTAAAAAAGATGGTGGTTTTTTGTTAGATCTTTGTAAAGGTACAACATTATATCCATCATCATAGTAGGCAAGTGCTTGCTCTAAGGATGTGTCGTCCTCAGTTACATTGAGCTGAAACACACTAAGCTTCTGTGTCTAGGATTTCAGATATAGAACCATAAATAGATTCATAATCCAATCTACCATCAGTTGCTCGTATAATTTTTTTTGCTTGGTTGATAGTCGGTTGTCTATATCCGTATCTCCAAGACTTACATGATGCTTCAGAGCAATCAAACTTTTTTGCAGCTTCTTTTTGTCCTAAAAACTCAATGTAGTCTCTAAGTGAATATTTTTTAACCTTCCTATCGGTGTGGTTTGGCTTGATTCCCATAGTTTCAAATTCCTTTAGTTTTCTTGTTGCTAATGTCTTTGTTCTAAAATAATAATTCGCTTGCCAGGTTTGGTCTTCTCTTTTGTTGTTTTCCATTACTTCTCCTTTTTCAACATAATGTTAAAATAACATTTTACATATTGTACTTATATGTTATATAATATGCAAGTTAATTTTAATTTAAAGGAGATTGAGAAATGGAATTATCGAATAGAATAGTATCTCCGCAAAAGTTAGTACAGAACCAAGGTGCAAAAATCTTGGTATATGGAATGGCTGGAGCGGGTAAAACTTATTTAGCTAAAACTGCACCAGGTAAAGTTCTTGTAATAAGTGCTGAAGCTGGACTGCTTTCTATTAAAGATGCAGACAATGTTGAAGCTATAGAAGTAAAAGAAGCATCTGAGGTTATGGAACTGCATGATGCTTTGAAGTCTGGGAAATTGCAATACGATACCGTATGTTTAGATTCAGTATCTGAAATAAGCGAGATCTTGTTAGCATGGGAGAAATCTCGTAGCAAAGATCCACGCATGGCCTATGGCAATGTCCAGGAATCTGTAACAAATTTAATGCGGGCTTTTAGAGACTTAAATATGCACGTGTTATTTCTTTGCAAAGAAGATGTAGTAAATGATGATGGCGTGCTTAGACACGCACCAAAGATGGTGGGAACTAAGTTGGGCGAATCAATTACTTATTTCTTTGATGAAGTTCTTGCTTTACGCATCATTGAAGATCAAGATGAAGATGGTAAGAATGTGCAAACTAGGTGGTTGCAAACTGCTTATGGTCAAGGCTATAAAGCTAAAGATCGTAGTGGTAAACTTGAAAACTTTGAGCAACCAAATATAAGTGCTCTAATTGAAAAATTAGGGTTTACATTAACTAACGACAATAAAGGAGAAGCAAATGTCTGATTTCGGTGATGTAGAATTTTTTGAAAATATAGAGGAGATGTCCTCTGGAGGAACACCTCTAGCACCAGATGGTGAACATAACGCACAAGTTATTGCTACAGATAAATATAAATCTAATGCAGGTAACTGGACTTTGAAAGTAACATTCCAAGTTGATGGCGGTAAGTATCGTGATCATAACGAATGGTATAACCTATGGGCTACTAATGAAGACAACAAAAGAATAAGCACGGAGATATTTACCAGGCTTACGAAAGCTGTTGGTTTTAAGAAGTATCCAGAAAGTCATGCGGACTTTGTTGGAAAGAGACTGATATTAAAAACTGAACAAGTTGATGATCAGTTCCAAGGCGATAATGGTGTTGTAAATACTAAGAAGACTAAAATCAGATTGTATTTGCCAGAAGCTGAGTCTGACATGACTCCGACTCCACCAAAAGAGGCGGTTCCACCGTTTTAATGTGGTCTAAGAATCAAGGGGCTTTATGCCCCTTTTTTTTGCTTCTAAAAGAAGTATAAATAGTTCATCTTTCTTTTGCTTAACATTCTCCTCGGCTCTTTCTAAGTCTTCCTGGGTTTGTTTAATTTGCTCTTCTAAGTTCATTTTCTATCTTGGAATATTGCAAATATGAATAATAAGCAAAAGCCAACGACTCCATAAAAAATGGTATCTAATATTCCCATTACTGCTCCTCCAGCTCTTTAATCAAACGATTAAGATACCAAACAGATTTCTGGAGATCTTCTATATTGCAGCCCTTATGATTTTCTCTCCAAATATATTTAATTGCTGCAGCTTTTAAGTATCCCTTAAACTCTTCTCTTGATAGAGCAGCCTTAATTGCATCTATACATTCTACAGATCCGACTCGATAATGAGGCGGCTGATTTACCATATCTTCGTTCATTTTTTTCTCCTTGACATCTTATTAGCAGTTCTTTGAAAGGACCACTCTAATAATTTGTCTATTAATTTAGCTATATAACTCATTTCTATAGTTCCTTAGCAATATCTTTATGATGTATGTTAATTAATTGCTTACAAATTTCACCTGTAGTTACTCTTCTGCCTGCTTGCTTAGAATAATAGTTCCTAATAGCTGTAAGATTCTGGCTTGTGGTTGGATCAACCTTAAAAGTCACCAACCTGGTGTTTTGCTTTGCTGTTTCAAAATTAAGTTTCATCTGTCTCCTCTCTATAGAAATTACCAGTGTCAAGATCAACAATATTAGGGCTATTGTATATTGTGGCTGGTGCTCCATTTAATAGTTTGTTGTAATCATCCAAGTATTCGCTTAAAAAGTTCCAACCTACTTCCATATCGGTATGGTTCATTTTGAATAACTTGTTTGCATAAGGTGGTTTCTTTTCTTGTGCAACAAAAATAAAGTCATGCACCTGGAATCCAGCCTTCTCAAACCCTCGTTTATACCAAGCGGCCTGTAGATCATACGAGTATCTTCTAACAGAGCCTGTAAAACCTCGGACAGAACAATCAATGGTGGTCTTATAATCTACAAGAACTATTGCATTTTCTCCGTGTGGTTTATCAAGAGGATTTAAAACAACATCTGCTCTAGTCTTACAGAGTAAACCTTGCTCATACCAGTAGATAGACACCTCGTAGGGTGAATCTAGTGTGTCTGGATAGTCCTTTTCTGGATTTAGATGCGCTCTCGCTTCTGGAACCAGGCTACCTTTCATACTATAAATGGTATCTTTGTCCTTTTCATTAATAACAGTTAAACCTTTAGCAAGACTTTCTTTTTTCAACGCTTTATTGGTATTGGTGTATGGAGATCCAGTAATGCAAACAACATCACTATAAAATGCTCCCTCGCCTTCCACAATTAAAGAATGTGCAGCAGAGCCAAAATTCATGGCTGGCGTTGTTTCAATAACCTCGTCTAGTGCATGAAGCTGACTCTGACTAAACCTTCTAATCTTAGATGAAGATATGCCTGGACCGTTATGATATGTTTGGTTATCCAGGTTTGGAAAGTAAAACGCATCGCCAATTTGTTTATGCGGATAGTCTTCTAACATTTCTGGTAACTTCATGATGCCTCCTTTTTAGATTCAGTAAGCTGATCAACTACTGATTGCAGTTCTTTAATGGCAACACCACATTGCCAAATAGCATAGTTCACTTTATCTTGCTCTATTTGTTTTTCTAAGTCTTCCTTAGATGGATTCATATACCCCACTATTTCATCAATAATGTTTGGCACATTTACTTTTTTTACTTCTTTATTACTCATAATTACTCCTGTTTATGTGTAGTTGGTATATTACAATAATTTATGTATAATGTCTACAAAAGGATAACAAATTAAATTACATAAAGTAACAAAGAGGAGTAAAAAGTGAGTAAAACAAACGATTTATATATGATGATGAGACTATCTTATGAACAAGCTGTAGATGATTATAGAAATAAAAAGGTGGACTCAATGCTTGACGCATACAAAAGATACCACAAAATTAATGTAGGTATGGATTCTTTGGATCCCCAGGGTGATCTGATAAATTTCTATGATGAAGACAATAGACAAGAGTCTGCTTTATGATCAAACTATTTATATTTAAAAAAGTAGGATCAACAGGAGATTATATACCTCTTAAAAGATACAAAAAGATTTTTAGAAGTCATGTTAGAAAAGGTGACTTTGATATGAATTTTATAACAAGTGGTAAATTAAATTTAAGTAAGGACAAATAAGATAATGAATGTATTAAGTTTATTTGATGGTATGTCTTGTGGTCGCATTGCTTTAGATCAGCTCGGCATACCAGTAGAGAAGTATTATGCAAGTGAGATAGATAAGTATGCTATCCAGGTTAGCCAAGCTAACTATCCAGATATAGAGCAAGTGGGTGACATCTGCAACTTAGATCCAAAAGATTACAAAGATATAGATCTTATGTTAGCTGGGTCGCCATGCCAAGGCTTTAGTTTTGCTGGTAAACAGCTTGCTTTTGATGATCCTAGATCTGCATTGTTCTTTGAGTTCATTCGCTTATTAAAAGAAATAAAGCCTAAATACTTCTTGTTAGAGAATGTAAGAATGAAAAAAGAGTTCTTACAGGTTATATCTCAACAAGTCTCAGAGTGTTATCCAGAGATATCTTTTGGAATAGAGCCCATTTTTATAAATAGTTCGCTTCTAAGTGCTCAGTCTAGGCAAAGATATTATTGGACTAACATACCCGGGATAAAGCAACCAGAAGATAAAGGCATAGTTTTAAGAGATATATTGGAAGATAACTTTGATAGCGATAGAGATAAAAGTTATTGTATTGATGCTAATTACTCTAAGACAGGTGCAAAACCCCACCATTACAAAAATAAATACCGAAGACAGTTGGTTAATAAACCAATTAAAGAAAAAGAATACATCTCTAAACAATCAGTTGAAAAGTATGTTGAAGATGTAAACGCAGAGTTTAATGATCCTTATAATAAAAAGACTGTTAAGGGAGATAAATCAACAACGCTTAGAACCAATAGTAGTAATGGCAATATGTGGGTTAATGAAAAAGCAATTAAAGAAACTAAACCTAAAAAAGCATACGACATACCTAGAGAGATACTCAAAGACAACGAAAGACAACGCAGAGTGTATGATCCGAGTGGTAAATCGCCTACGATACTAGGCAGAAGTGATAGTCCAAAGATTACTACACCCAAACAAGTAGGCAAAGTAAAAGATGGTGGGCAAGGTAATCGTATTTATTCACAGGATGGCAAATCTTCTACATTATCTGCACAATCGGGTGGCACGGCAGGTAATGGAAACACACTTGTTGAGACCAAACCCAAACAAGTAGGCATAGCAACAGACATCAACGGACATGACATACTTAAAAGAGTCTACAGTCCAGATGGTAAGTCGCCTACGGTCAACACTTGCCAGGGTGGTAATAGAGAGCCTAAAGTCGTGACTGGTGGCGCATTTCGTGGCAGAGCCTACGACAAAGACGGTAAACGAATGGATCGTGATGGCAGTTCTGTAGCAAGTAAAACAAAACAAATGCTTGAACTTAGACAAGATAGTAAATCAAACGCTATAACAACGGTTGGTAAAGACAGCATTGCAGTAAATGAGGATCTTACCTGGCGAAAGCTGACACCTTTAGAGTGTGAACGCTTACAGACAGTCCCAGATAACTACACAAACCATGTATCTAACACTCAAAGATACAAAATGCTTGGTAATGGGTGGACAGTTGCAGTAATTAAGCACATCTTTGAGAACATGGAATTAGATTAGTGATGGTAGTAAGTATTAGCTATTTGCAGAATTATCGTGTTAAGATGCGTTATGCTAAAGGTTGTTGAAATAAAAGACAAAATGGGGAAACCCAGTCTCCAGGAAGTAGTATATAGATTAGACCTTATGTTCGAGAACATGGTTTATCGTGGAGAAGATCGTCAGAACATCGCTTTAGCTAGTATAAGTTTTTGTATGGCCCAGCTTAGTTTAGAGTTTAAAGATAATGAACTTGCAAGCCTGGTTGATGAACTTTTAGCACAATATATTGACAGCACGGCTAATAAATAGATTATTGTCAATTATTGTCAAAGTGTCATGACAGCTAAAAACATGATAAGAATGGGCTTTTGACGATTATTGTATTTTTTTCATTTTTGTCACAAGAGAATGAGAGAAACTTATTAAATAAATGAGATAATACTTGACTAGATATAGACTCTTCAAGTATCCTCACAATACACTTTAGGGTAAAGTGGGGGTAGGTATTATTTAAACTTACTCCTTCTCTAATATGCAAACATGGGAAATAGAAAGAATAAATTAGAATACGAACCTATTATTTCTGACGAAAATGAAGCTCCCATAGAGTATTGTAATCTCGACAACTCCCTCAATAGACGACAACGCAACTTTATCTGGATCTCAGTTAATAATCCAAGACTGTCTTTGGTAGAGTGTGCCTACAAAGCAGGCTATACATCACCCAGGCAAGCAGCTAATAAACTCATGAACAAGCCTATTATTCGCCAAGAATATAATTATTTAATGAATGAAGCTAAGAAGAAGTATGAATTAAACTATGATCGGGCTGTCCAGGATCTCTATGATATTAGAGACAAGGCTATGGAAGCAGGGTCTTTTAACGCTGCAATATCAGCCCAGAACTCACTTTTAAAGGTCGGGGGCCTTATCGTAGATCGTAAAGAGGTTAAATTCGGGAAGGTAGATCAAATGAGTCGGGAAGAAGTCGAAGCCAGGTTATCGCAGCTTATGGGCAATATTGTTGAGGCCAGTATAGAAGATAAGCAGCCAGATCCCAGCCTGGTAGATCAAGCAGCAATAGACAAAGCCACCGATTTAGAGGAAGAAGAAGTTTTTGAGGAAGGTTGGACTGAATCAGGTAAAGAAAAAACTAAAAAGGCATAACTAATTTTGGAGTGGAGTTGAGAAGTAATTTGTAAATCAGACTATGCCTTGATCGGAATATAACAAATTACTCATCATTGTTCAAGAACTTATCTATACTCTTAAAAAGAGATCTATGAGACTTAAACCATGCTCTCCTTATTAATTTATCGTCTTGATAGACTAAATACCCAACATTAAGGTTATGTTTCTCAATGTTGGGATAGTCTTGTAGGTTGTGTTTCTCAATATCAAATGGCACTATTTTAATTAGATATTTATTCATCAGGTGCGACTGGTTCGCTAAATATATAAACTAAAATATGAATTGCTATGGTTATATAAAAGGCTGTATCAATACTCATTGGCGTTGCTCCTCATAATTTTATCTCCTTTTGAAAGCATCTTTTTCTGCTTTATCTGTATCTATAAATTTGGAAAGACTT